TGGCAATGGAACATAGTCTAATTCTAATGCCGACTGTTTGCCATTTTTAAATGCCCAATCAAAAAACTTTAGAGCCTCTTGACTCTGCTTCTTATCTGTGGGATCCTTATACATTATGATGAACGATGCCGTGCTTATAGGCCATACGCTGTCGCCACGCTGATCAACGATGCTCAAACCCATACCTGGCACTGAGAACCAATCGGCGCCTGCGGCAGCGGCTGCGAATGTTAGGTCATCTGGATGAACCCAACGACCACTTTTGTTCTGCATCTGTAGATATGTTAATTTGTTTTTCTTTACGTAGGCATATTCTACATAACCTATGCTGCCTCTAATACGTTCAACGTTAGCGGCTACTCCTTCGTTGCCTTTGCCGCCTACTGCGGTGTTGGGAATCCATTTAACCGCAGGACCACGTCCTACACGATCTAACCACTCTTTGCTCACGGAACTCAGATAGTCAGTGAAGTTGAATGTTGTGCCAGAACCGTCAGCACGATGCACCACGGTGATGCTTTCGTTAGGCAATGTCTTGCCTGGATTGAGAGCGGCAATCTTTGGATCATTCCAGCGAGTGATGTTTCCCATATAAACATCTGCTAACACAGGACCAGTGATGCGTAGTTCGCCTGGTTTGAATCCCTGTAAATTAACAATGGGCACCGTGCCACCTATTATTGCTGGAAATTGAACCATTCCGTCTTTGTCTAGATCCTCGCCTTTCATTGGAGCATCGCTTGCTCCGAATGTCACGGTCTTCGCTTTGATCTGTCGGATACCGCCCGAAGATCCTATCGATTGATAATTTAGTCCTACTCCCGATGCCTTTTTATAATCTTCTGCCCATTTAGCATAGATAGGATATGGGAATGTAGCACCAGCTCCAGTAATATCTGCTGCCTGTGCTGTAACAGCAATACCGAATGCTGCCAGTAGTGTCAGTATGAATTTTTTCACTGTAATCTCCTTTGTGTGTGAAATAGATGTGCGATCGCACAAGATTATTTAAGAGATAGTCGATTACAAAATGATTACTAAAAGATTAATTTTTTATTAAAGTGCTCACTCGAGGAGCCATTCCGGGGCACGACTCCCATAACTCCTCGCCCAGCAGCCGGGCCACCCTTGTAACGATAACGTCCTAAGGTAGGGTGTTACTGTTGCTTCTCGATAGTGTAATCTGCTTCGGTACTATCAGGATAGCGTGTGGTTAGTTTACGAACAATATCGGCACGACTTTCGCCTTCGATACGTGCAGTTTTACCTGAACTTAATTGTGTTACTAGATAAACACCCGGACCATCGTTAGGATCTTGTTCCGGTTCATCTTTCTTTTCTTCTTCGCCAGAAGCATAGGACAACGGAAATTTTGTTTTTAAATCTGCGATAGCTTTGTTGATATCGTATCCACCACGAGCTATTTCTTTGCTGGCTTCTTGTATTTCGTCGGCCTTAGACTTCATGCCTGCGATGATCTTTTTCATCAAACCGGGAAACAATTCTGCAAACTTTTCGTCTCTGCGTATGGTCTGATTACCGTTATTGATCTGATCCGTAGGAGCGTGTATCTGCCATTTGCCGTTAACATCATCGACATTGTCTTTGTCTATGACAGAAATTATAGGACCGTCCGGAGCATAGCGTTCGAACCAACGAGCACCTGAGCTGGATCCTGTACAGAAGCTAGCCTGGAAACCTTGGCTGTTGTTGAATGTGTAGCAGCTACCGTAGTTGAAAGGTATCACTGCTAGATAACGTTCGTCATCAACGACAGTTATCTCTTTCTTTTCTCTTTTGTGTTTTTCGATAACTTCAGCATCTTTGATTTTTTGAAGCTCATTTCGATAATCACGATTTTGAATTATCTGTTGAATCTGTCTTAGATTTTTGAACTTATTAAAATCTTGATGAGGCTCTTGTAGTTTGCCGCGTATGCTTAATGCTTTCCAAGCACCTAATGCATCTCCGCCTTCGCCATTGATGTCTTCATAGTCGACAACACCATTTATATACAATCTTGTTAACCAATCGTCAAACTTACCATCTGCACTAATATTTCCGTAGTCGGTGCTGCGAAGACTGTCGTCTAGCACCTCACTCCATAGTTTTACGATTTCTTCGTCTGCAGGTTTAGTTCCTAGACGTGCTACCTTATCTTTGGGCAAAGTACTATCGTGACGCATAGCGATACCCAACATCTTGATAGTCTTGGGATCTTTGAGTTTGGCTGCTATATTAGCCTCGATGAGTAGTTGATTTAGTTTCATCCTGTAATCAATGCCCTTTTAAAGAAACCTAAGACCGTGCCTAGTTTTTTCTGATCGCCATTGGCGATATCTTTTAATAGTTGTCGAGGTCCTTCTGAATTATCTGCAGAGTAACTGCTGCCATATCCTCTAGATATCCTTCCTGTCTGTTCGGGATAATGATGACTAGCAGCCATTAAGACTGCAACATTGATTGCACCTTTAACAGATCCTGGAACATCTGCCGAACCTGATTCCAGAGCTTCAAGTCCGTTTTGTAGACCTTCGATATGATTTAATTTTTTCCTAGCTTTATCAAAAGCATCATTCTTAATCATGTTGGCCACATGACCTTTGATGTCTGCTATCGCAGCGACAATAGCTTTAGTCCAGAGCGGTTTAAATTTTTTGATTAGTGTTTCTTGATTAACTTCTGACTCTAATCCTTTTTTCTGATCAGCACGTTTTCTCTGTTTGTCAGATACCGTTGATGAATTTTTACCAACATAAAACTTTTGTAGTTTACCAATATTGGTTTTTAAAAAATCTAAAATATTGCCGCCACGGCCGTCGGATGCAGATTGCACTTCTCCACCAACACTGGCCAGAGCTTCATAGTTTCCGCTTCTAGCTCTGATAGCACCTGTACCTTTGCTACCTTGTATGATCACCCAAGCACCTTTATAAGAATCTTTTAGATCGCTCCAGGATATTTTTTCGACCTGTCTATAATCTTGATCGTGAGCTAGACCCATATCTTTATGCAGTTTCTGGATGACTTCTTTTCCTCCAGCTTGACCAGTGATCAAATTTAGAGATGTAGAAGCCTCGTCAACATGACTTTCTAGAAGTCGAGCAAATAATTGACAGGATTCGATGCGCATCTCAGTTACACCAGCTTTGTTTTGCTTCGCCGTAATATTCACGAGCGAATCCATTCTTGATCAATTCAGCACGTAAACTGACACCATTTAAAATCATATCTCCTAGTACACGACCACCAAACTTATCCCAACCGTAAATGATGACTTGATGTCTCTGAGTACTTGCCACTGCATTTTTAGTGAAGGCTGTGGCAGCTTGACCTCGTTGATCTTCTGAAGGGCATTGAGCTCTAAATCCTTTTTCAGGGGTGTCAACTCCGTAGACTCTAACCGCAAGTTCTGGTTTGAGCGGACTAGGAAGAAACGGCGCACTGATTACTACTGTGTCGCCGTCATTCACCCTTATAATTTTAGCGTCGTATGTGACACCCTGTGGTTGTTTCTGTGCATAAGCTGGCACTACGATCGCGATCGCTAGTGCTAAAAATAAGTAAAATTTCATAATGAATCCTAAATAAGATACTATATTTATACCGTCTTTTCTGTAAACTCAGCTTTTGCCCAGCCCAGCAGATATGTAGCTTTCCAATTATTCTGATCAAATCCTATGAGATTCTGCCATTGATCTTTCTGTGCCCAAATTCGATCAGCGGCATCGTTCCAGTCTGTGTGTCTCACGGTCCAATCGAATTGTATCATTCTATTATGGAATGTGTGATAATCGTTGTGATCAAATTCTACATGGAGGACTTCGAATACAGTATTATCTCTCACAGCATCTAGAGCAAAATCAAAACCCCATTTAACTTTGGTTTTTATAAGATAATCAGCCATTGGAATCTGCGATTTAAATTCCAGTAACTGATCTCTAGCTGCTCCGTTATAGTTACATCTGCAAAGGAACATGGAATGATCTAATATCAATCCTTGATCATCTCGTTCTAATTCGAACCAAGGTTCTTGCCAGCAGGTGTGGTTAAGTATAGGATGCCGTATTGGAAAATTCATGGCAGAATAGTATTTCTGCTCTGCTTGATTTAATTCAAATCCATCTTTATCGTAATATTGGAAATCTTTTTTATCAACATTGGCTACTGCTCGATCACAGCTTGGATTTGACATGAGTGTTATGTCACGTCTACGAAACATTATTCGTCTCTAGATTCAGCCTGACAATGTAAACAAACGCATTCTGGACAATAGTCGCAGGTTTCTTCTACGCAACTATGTCCGCAATGAGCATCGTGCCCGCAGTGATTACATTTAAAGTTATATTGTTCTGTCTTTGTCATCTATCGCTCCTCCGGTGACCCAAGCGGTACAGGATCTATCACCTGCACATTTGAAATGTAAAAAATTACAGTAACCTAAATCTGCCTTGTGTATTGTTGCCATCGCGTCTGCGGCTTTCTCATCACCTTTGATTCCATCTTCAATACACTGCCACATTTTATCACTTACATCAAAAGCAGCACAGTTACCGCACTTCATAGTCTTTGCTGTTTTTTCTGTGATGCCCCAACGCTTTGCAGCATCTTTCCAATATGATTCTGATGCTTCGGGATTGGCAGGACCATAATGATATTCGTCTATGGCTTTCT